ATTGCGAGAGATACCAAAGCGTTTAGCAATGTCATATTCCCAATTGCCGTTTTCAATCTGTGTGTGGCCACGCTGTTCTAAGTAGCAGCAAAATGCATACTCCCAGTTGAGTAGAACTCCGTCAGCGTCTGTAAGTATTACTTTATTGTTGTATTTCATAGTGCCTCTTTCATGCCTAGTTGTATATTATGTATTATAATAACACACTAAGAGAAAGATGTCAACCGGTTTTACACATTATATCCGTTTGCTGTTAATACAGGCTTATATTGTGCAAATTGTCCAGTACGACTACCGTTCGGTCCCCATTGACGTTTAGCACCAATGTCTACATGCATAAAGTTATTGTAACAACCAATGCCCGAAAGCCCTGCATCGATTGCACGTTGTATCATATCGACTCGCCCTTGTACGCTAGACGTTCCCCATTGTACATCTGCTGCCTTGCGTTGAGTATGCATACTTTGTTTAGCGCCGCCTACACTTGCGTTATATTCCGGTGAACGATAAGCACTGTTTAGTGTAATTGGACGTCCTAAACTTATTGCAAAGTTTTCTAGTTTAGTCCATAGTTCAGGTAACACCCGAGGATTTACGTGAGACTGGACAATAATCCATTCTGATGTAGGCCTAGGTATAGTTGAATCTTCTTGTGCATCAGCGCCTGTTGCACTATCAGACCCTGGAGCACCTACTGCTCCTTCTTGTCCAGTAATTGGATTTGTTCCGCCTGGAGTGCCGCCGCCGTATTGTTCTAATGCTTCAAATGTATCAGGATCGTTTCCTGCTGCTAATTCTGCTGCTCTGCCACTAACAATTGCTCTTGCATCTGCATCGTCTATTCCTACAGTATCTTCAAGTCCTAGTGCATCGGCTACTGCGCCGCCTAGTGTTGGGCCGCCGTTGACAAATACGTTTGTTGCAAATGGAACATTACTGTGTGTTACTCCTGGCATCTTTAGATTCCTTATGGCAATGGTGGATATTCAGTAGCAGGAGGCGAAGTATCGCCACTTGCATTAGCTGCTGCTTGGTCTTCTATTGATCTTGCTACAACTTGTCCTGTTGCAGGATCAATTAAATCTGCATTTGGATTTGCAAGTTGAGATGCTGTTGAACCTTCTGGTCTTGCAAAAGGCCAACGTTTCTTGGGTGCTGATGCATCTGGTATTCCATCTGGAGGTCCAGGAGGTGCTCCAGGCTTATCTGCCTTGGTTGCTTCGTCTTTATAACCTAGCTGTTCACCTAATGCAAAAGGTGTTACTACAATATTTGAACCTCTAAGGCCATCGTCTGGTCCTGCGACTCCTGCTGCTTCCCAGTAATATTGACCACTTACTCGTATCAGTATCTTTTGTGCAGCAGGATCCTGCCCAAGTGCTGTAAGTATGCTAGTTCGTTCTGTAGTCAGGTCAGCATTACTATCTCCGCTAGGTGCTGCTACGCCGCCGCCGTTTGGTGCTAGTCCGCTATCAATTGCCCCTGCAACTGCTGCTGCTGTGTTACCTACTGCTGAGCTCATACTAACTGCTAAAACAGCTCGTTGAAAGTCGTTGAGTACATTACTAGTTGTAATTCCAGACTCCGGGTCTTCTTGCAATGTACGCAACAATCTAATATCGTCACGTATTCCTGTTAGTGCTGTAATGATCCGGTTGTACTCCGGAGTCATATCTAAATGTTGATATGGATCTGCCATTATGCTACGTTATCCCTTGTTTCCATGAGACTTGCTAAGTAAGTTGGAGCATTTGCTGTGTTTGTCGGCGAACCGCCCCAATATCTGTTTGAAAGCACTCCACTAATCAAACCTTGCTGTTGTCCAAGCCACGCAATGTCAACATGTATGTTGCCGTTATTCATATAGCCATTCCCCATGCCTATACCTGTTGCCCCTGCATCTCGACATGCTTGTGCAAACTTTAGCATGATAGCTAATTGTTCTTGATTGTTAGTATACAGCCTTGTTCTACCTGTTCCGGTGCCTGTGAATACTCTAACATCTGCTGCAAAGCCTTTGTCGTGCCTGTTTGAACCCGTTCTGTTCCTACCATTTATGCCACCTTCACTAGCAGGAACTTGACCGCCACTAGTAATTTCAACATCGACACCAGCTTCTTGAGCTGCTGTTTGTAATATATTAAACAGTTGAGTTTGAATTGGTAGATTACGAACGCCGCCCATAGCGTATGTAACATTACCTTCGCCTGTGCCGTTTGCTGTTGTAATTTGATCCAGTGGCACACTACCTTCATAATATGTTTGGGCGTTTTTGCCTACAATAGCAGTAGATGGGCCACCGCCGTAGCTCGGAGTTTGGGCATTAAAACTGGTGCCTCCTCTAAAGCCACCTGAATTAGTTGTAGTATTTCTTATTGCATTATAGTTAGCTGCACTAGTATTGCCTAGGTTAGTTGGATTACCTACTTCAGCATTACATAAGTCTAATATGCCTGCTTGCTGTAGATTAACATAATTTCTTGCAGCTTCAGCAATATTTGCAGGGTTATTCGCAACTGTGTCAGCATCACGTTGATAGATACCTTTGCTTCTGTCATCGCCTCTGTCTGTAATGATGCGCAAGTCTGCTTGTATATCTTCAAACAAACTTGCTATTTCTGCTAGACATGCTTTGTGCGCAAGGTCATAGTCAATGTGTACATGATTCGGAGGACTACTGCCCGGATTAGTATCAATGTCCGGATGGTTAACTGTAGTTTGACCTACGCCTTCGGATCCACTGTTTTCAAATATTTTTGCGCCAGCTAATGACATTTACATTCCTCGTATTATACTAGTATATTTAGCCGAGAAATTATACCATCTGAATGCCGCTGGTCTGCGAAGTGTACTGTTTACCAATTTCTGTTTCAGTCTTAGCAACACAACTTACTGACTGTGCTTGTAATACAAACTTACTGTCGGGTGATACACTAAACATAAAAGGCGCTAGTCCTAGACCTTTTTCTCCTGCAATAAGCACCATTGGCTTATGTACAGTAAAAGACTTAGCATCTTCTGCTTCAAGCCGTCCAATAATTTCTTCACCTGAGCTTAATTTAAATGAGACGTTATCGCCTACTTTATATGGTATTTCAATTAACATTATAATATATATCCTGTTCCGTTATAACCCGTTTCTTCAATGTAGGTGACTAACTGTTCGTAGCCACCTACTACCTTTTCATTTATTTTAATTTGTGGGAATGTTCTTGCAGTTGGAAACTGCTCAAACAATTCTTCACGAGTAAAGTCTGTGTCTAGTTGATAATATTGATATGAAAGTTTTCTGCTCTCACATAGTGATTTTGCTTTTTCGCAATAAGGGCAAGCAGGTTTGCCATAAATTTCAATCATAAAGTAAATCCTTTAATTGAATCTGTAGTTACATCTTGTTTGATGCCGCCAATTACATAACTTTCAACTTCTGTTTCTTGGGGAGCCACTTGCAAGCCTGAACTTGACAACCAATGCTGTGTCCACGGTAGTGGGTTAGTGTTCAACGGCTGATCAAAGATAGCGTTAAGACCTAGTGCCTTAAGACGACGATTAGCAATATATTCTACGTATTGATTAAGCAAAGCAGCGTTTAGGCCAATCATGCTTCCGTCTTTGAACAGATAATCTGCCCAGTCCTTTTCTTCTAGAACGCATTCGCGCCATAGTGCATATACATCTTCTTCGCATTCTTTAGCGACACTGGCCATCTCTGGATCGTCTTTTCCTTGCGACCAAAGTTTCAATATGTGTGTGCTTAGTGCAAGGTGTTGTGCTTCGTCACGAGCAATAAGGCTAACAATTTTAGCACTGCCTTCCATTAGCTTTAGTTCGCCAAAACCAAACGTGCAAGCAAAACTTACATAGAAGCGCAAGCCTTCTAGAATATTTACAGTATGCATTGCAAGGTAAAGCTTCTTCTTAACATCACGCATGCTACCTTCGCCACGGTGATTATAAGCGTCTGCTGCTTCAGTAAACTCGTCGTAATGTTTAGTAACACTCATAGCACGAGCAATGATCTTTTCATCATCTAGAATAGTATCAAATACCTCTGACGGGTCAGCATACACATTCTTCATAATATGTGTGTAGCTACGCGAGTGAATTGTTTCAAAGAAGTCCCAAGTAACAATACAGCCTTCAAGTTCAGGAAGTGAAACATGCGGCAAAAATGCTAGGCATGGACCACGTCCTTGGACACTGTCAAGGAGTGTTTGATATTTTAGATTAGAAGTAAAGATGTGCTTTTGCTCTGGGCGGAAGTTGGCAAAGTCAGCACGATCTTTTTGCAAACTTACTTCTTCTGGTCGCCAAAAATAACCAAGCATTGTTTGGTTAAGTTTGTCAAACACAGGAAATTTAAACGTATCATAACGCTGTGTATTTTGATCTTCACCGAAGAACATATTCTGTTTAGTAAAGTCTACTTTTTCTTTATTAAATACCGTCTTTGCCATTATATCTTTTAACTTCCTATGTGTGTTACTGTATTAGTATAACGCAGTTGACTCTAAAGGTCAACCACTATTTTATTAGATTGCGCAAGCATCACAATCTGCTTCATCACCTATTTCAAAAGTACTAGGTGCAAGTGTTGCTGCTGGCTTTTCATCTTCTAACTCGCTTGGATCAGTTTTATAATCATAAGTGTTTTGATAGTAACTAGTCTTCCAACCGTACTTGTAAGTAGTCAGCAAGTCATTCATCATTACACTCATTGGTACTTCATTGTTTTCAAACTGTGTTGGATTGTAACTCCAGTTGCCGCTGATTGCTTGGTCAAAGAACTTTTGCATTACTGCAACTACGTTGATATAACCTTCGTTGCTAGGCATGTCCCACAACAGGGTGTAGTGCTGCTTAAGACTTTGATATTGTGGAACAATCTGCTTAAGAGGCCCTTTCTTTGACTTCTTAACGGACAAGTAACCTCTAGGTGGCTCGATACCATTTGTTGCGTTCGACACAACGGAACTGCTCTCTGAAGGCATCTGTGCGGACAATGTTGAGTGCCGTAATCCGTACTGCTTGATGTCAGATCGTAAACTATCCCAATCATAATTTAACTTGTTCTCCACAATTGTATCAACATCCTTTTTATAGGTATCAATTGGAAGGATGCCGTCTGAGTATTTAGTACGATTAAAATACTCGCATGCTCCGCGCTCTTGTGCAAGCTTGTTAGATGCTTTTAGCAAGTAGTATTGGAATGCTTCTGATAAATTATGTACTAGTGTCCATGCTTCTTTATCTGCATAATTTACTTTGTTCTTAGCAAGGAAGTGTGCTAGACCAATATAGCCTACACCTAAACTACGGCGAGCTTTAGTTGACTTTTCTGCTGCTAGAATTGGGTAACGTTGATAGTCAATAATTTCTTCTAGCGCACGTACTGCAAGCTCACAGAGCTCCTCTAAGTCGTCTAATGAACGTAATGTGCCTACGTTAATAGCACTAAGAATACACAACGCAATTTCGCCGTCTTCGTCATCAATGTGATTAAGTGGCTTAGTTGGTAGTGTAATCTCTTGACACAAGTTACTCATATAAACTTTATCTTTGAACGAACTGTGTGTATTACAGTGATCAACATTCATAATGTATATACGTCCTGTCTCAGCACGTTCTTTAATCAGTGCGCTGAACAGTTCCATTGCAGGTACAGTCTTTTTCTTAATACTTGTAGCACGTTCGTACTTTTCATAAAGCTCTTGAAACTTAGCAGCATCGCCAAAATATGCTTCGTACAAGCCAGGTACATCATGCGGCGAGAAAAGAGTAATATTGCCGCCACCAAGTAGTCGCTGATACATTGTTAGATTAAGTTGTATGCTGTAGTCTAGCTTGCGTACACGGTTGTCTTCAGTACCTTTGTTGTTCTTTAACACAAGGATGTCTTCAATCTCTTGATGCCAGAACGGAAAGTGTGTAGTAGCTGATCCGCCACGCACACCATTTTGTGTACAGCAACGAACAGTTGACTCAAACTTCTTAAGGAACGGGACAATACCAGTGTGTGCTACTTCTCCACCGCGAATTTTAGCATTTACTCCGCGGATTCGTCCTGCGTTGATGCC